TCATAGACCCTGTTGCATAGCTAGTTTGATGGAAAGGATTTGGTGTAGGACTAGCATGACCTACATGTTTATCTAGATTAGTTCTAACTACACCAGGCATATTATATATCCTTTTATTCCTTATTTAGATCTATTCTTGCACCACGAATATCAATATTTCCTTTGGCTTGTACATTCCAATTACCACCTATATACATATTACAATCACCATCAATATGAACATTCGTCTTGCCTTTAATTCTTACATAATTGTCTTTTAAAACTATAGTATAATTATCACCTACAATACGAGTAACAGTATTGCCAGAAGCAGTAATTTCTTTGAATGTACCAGATTTATGATATTCGTGTATTCTTTCATGGCCTGGGGTATCATCTATTTCAAATACATGTCCACTTTCGGTTCTAGTAACGTGGTTGTTAGCATATTTTGCATTATATTTACTACCCTCTTCACTCCACGTACCTTGACCATGAGGCAACAAAGAACCTGTTGTTAAGCCAGCAGCCTTAGTAGCTAATAGAGGTGATTCTAATGGAGTAAGATCGTTTCTTGCTAATCTATCTACATCAGGTTCATTTATAAGTGATGGAAATACTTCATTAGGGTCATTAAAGCCTTTTTCTTTATTAGGACTTTCTGTGGGTATACCTGCTAGAGAACCCATAATCATAGGTTTCTGTGCATCTTGACCATCCATAAAGAATCCGAATACCCACGAACCTTCTACTAATCCTGTCGGAGAACGGCCTATGCCACTAGTAGCTGCGGAAGTGATTGGCTGAATACATTGTGCCCAAGGTAATGCTTCGGTGGGTAAAAGCGTTTTGTCTTCAGTGTGCCATGTATGACAACGCACCCGTACCCGGCCTAACTTAATAGGATCGTTTCTATCTTCTACAACTCCAAAAAACCATACCAAATTCATTCCAAAATAATTATTTTTTACTTTATCAGGCATCGTTCTTCAACCTTCCACCATATGATATATTAACGTCATTGTAATGACTGTCTTTTGCTAAAGTAAGATATGTAAAATATCTACCTTCAGTAGCAATAAAATTATGAGTTAATGTAGTAATTAAAAATTTGTTACTTTCTTTATTACCAAACAGATGAGAATAAGGTTTTAGTTTGTCTTCTTCTAAACTTGAACTAAGTGGAATATTCAAGTTTATAACCATCCCAACTTTCAAATTGCTATTACCACCAACTGCAATCGTAAGAGCATAAGTATTCAATAATCCAAACTTCATTGCAGTTCGACCTCTGCTTTTATATGAGTTGTCATGATGAACTAAATATCTATCATTTTTTTCTGTAATACGGTCTTTCATATATGTTACATCTTCATAATTTTTATCAAAGATATTGTTGATATAGTACTGAGCGTGGGAACTTCCCGTGTCTTGAGCGTAAATAGAATTCTCGCTTACTAAGTTATGTTTGTCTAACGTTTTAAATGATGGAGTATTTTTATCTTTTTGAATTTTTAGATAATTGTTAACAATAGTACTTCTCTTCTTTAGAATAGGATCAAATGCGTGAATTTGATTGCCGTACATTCCTCCATTAGAAGATTCTAAAGCATTAGGCCCAGCATTATATTCCATCTGATTTACTATATTAAATCGATATTTGTTTTCTTTTTTAAGTCCTTGTTCGGGCATACCATGGTCGCCCATTATATATTCGGCTAATTTAGTAGGCTCCTGTTCTAATAGATAACTAACAGGATAAAAATTAAATTGATCTCTGTCTTCATAGAAAAGAAAATCACCGTCTGGATAATCTTCAGATTGAGCTAAATCAGCACACTTCTGTATTACTTTGAAAGGCGAATCGCCTACAGTAGACATAGATTGTAAACCAGAAGATCTATCCACATCTAAAGTTTTCTTGAACCTGGGAATACTCATAAAAGTACTCGCACCCGGTCCACCCTTTAATTGCGAATCAGAAATATAATTCTTAAACACCTTTGCTGCTATTTCGTCATATCTTAGACCAACAAAATTTTGATCGACCGTAGACATAGTGTTAATAATACCTTCAAGAGATATTAAATCTAATCTATAATGTTCTAATTTCTCGTCTACTTTAACTCTATTAGTCACATTATAAACGGCAAATGTTTTAGTAACAAAAATATTACCAGATTCTGGTGTGCGGAATCTAATAGTAAAAAATTCTTCCCCAACTATAGGAAGCTTGTCTATTAAAGACATACCATCCATAATAGATACACTACCACTCATACATTGACTAAAAATATTCTCTTGTATAGTCATATCCGAGATGGAATATCGAATATCAATAGTAGAACCATCTGTAGCTAAAAGACTAGCTACTTCAATTTCAATATTGTCATTTAAAAAAGAAACGGTGCTCATTATATAAAAACACTATCTATGTCTGAAAGAATAGTACTTAAAGAATTGTATGGAATATATAATAGATTTCTACGTTCGTTATTAAGTTCTTCCTCATAATCATATTTGTACACTACTTCTCTAGAGTATACATTAAGTGTATTATATGTGGTTTCATCTACTACTAATGTTTTTTTAGGTATAATAGTATCATCAAACAATCGATATTGTTCATTAACAACTTGGCGATATTCATGAACAGTTGATTGTGATGCCGGTACACTACCATACTTTGCTTTTAGAAACCCAACAAAATTACGTTGAGAAAGCGGCCAATCATAATTAGGATCATGCATAGAGTTGATTAATAATAATAACCAACTATACGAAGAGATACCATATAGAGTAAAAGAAACATTATCAGGCCTGTCTCCTTCGGGTATCGAATAAGTATAATAGTTCATAGGTCTGCCTTTAAGAGCAGCCGTCAGTTTATATCGTAACATAATGTTTGTCACATCGTTTGGTCTGCTGTTTTTCTTCAAATCGTATGAGACTTTAGGAAAAGAATTGAAATAATAAGTCATGTATCAACCAACCTCTCCTGTTGTCGATCTAGTGGCGCGCGTCTGGCGGTCTTGCTCTGCATTTAGTTTCGCAGTACCGCTAGTACGTCCAGCCTTTGGCGACATAATTTGGAATTTAGCACTATCTCCGGTCTCATCCCCACCTAGTCTCACAGTAGTTTCTAAGAAGTTCATACTAATAGTTACTTCTACTGGTGCTTTCTTACCATTGACATCATGATAATAAGCACCTTTGCCATGATAATTTACTTCAAATGCAGTTAATACTGAAGTTTTAATATCAAATAAGTATGTTTCATCACTAAAGATAATATCGATTTGTTGGGGATAATCGTAAAATTGTTGAACTGCACCACCGCCTGGAATCATAGCATTTCTAAAAGCACTAATCAACTTCGCTAAAGTATCACTTTCATTTTGATTCTTAGGGGCAAGTTGAAAATTGAAACTATGTGACTTGAAGCCAACTCCTTCAAATGCCGCTGCTAGGTATGGATTTCTTGCAATACCTAAACCTACTTGGGCTCCTTTAACCGCTTCCCCCACAGCAGCACCTACAGCAGCACCCGTAACGCCACCCATCGCAGCACCAATTGCTGCACCACCTTCCTTCGCCAATTCTGGACCATAATATCTAGCTAAATCGCCTGCTATTTTTTTTAAATCAAGTGTATTGCCTATATCAGAACCGATTGTTTTAAGAGCACCAATACCACCACCAGATGCGATAGAACTGGCCGCAGCGTTGATCTTCGCAAGAACTGCTGGAGCATTATCAGCCGCTGCATTACCAATCATACCTAGACCTTCACTAGAATAATTAGCAGCATATGATGTACTAAGAGCGGCGGGAAGTGGTAATGTCACTGTAGCATACACTTCTTTATCATCTATCTTTTCTCGCTTGAATTTATAACTTTGCGAGATTCTGAAATGCATAAAAGCGCCTTCTTGCGATTCAAGATCATCTGGAAAAACTAATTTATGTACGGCAGCCATATAAATACCCTTAGAGAAAACTTATTATTGATACTATTTATATGGCTTATTCAGGTAAATTCAGACCTCGCAACCCAAAAAAATATCGTGGCGACTCTTCGAAGATAGTATACAGATCTTCTTGGGAAGCACGATGTATGAACTACTTTGATTTAAATGATAATATTTTATGGTGGGCTAGTGAAGAAGTTATTGTTCCTTATCGTGATCCCGTCACTAATAAAGCCCGAAGATATTTCCCAGACTTTATTATTAAAATAAAACAACGCACGGGTTCTATCGAAACTATAATGATAGAAGTTAAACCTCAGTATCAAAAAGACCCTCCCAAGACACAAACACGGAATACTAAAAAATACATAAAGGAAGTGTATACATATACAGTAAATCAAATGAAATGGCGAGCAGCTAGTGAATATTGTCTAGATAGAAAATGGAAATTCATGGTACTAACTGAAAAAGATTTGGGAATAAAAACTTGAGTTATTATGTGTATGCAATAGGTCCACTGAAGGGCCCTACTAAAATTGGATTTACAAACAATCTAGAAACTCGGTTGCGAGCTATACAGACTGGTAATCCAGAGAAAATACAAATTCATCATAGTATCGAATTTGATACTGAAAAGGAAATGAGAATTGCGGAGAAAAAAATACACCGCACTCTAAGTCATAGGAGAAAAAAAGGGGAATGGTTTGATATACTTCCTGAAGACGCAAGATTAGAATTAGAGCATCTTTTAATTATCTCTTAGGAAGAAAGTGGGGTTTTTATAAGGAACCCCATAACCTTTTAGTAGAGTTTAGAATTTATAGGATGTTTTAAACCCAACAACTTTATTTACTTCTGTCATTTCGTTATCTACGTGATATTCGCCATAAGGTGTAATAGCAAAAGATTGAGTCAAATCATAGGTATAGGCTGCGGCTAGTTGAATATCAGAAATTTCTGCACTATCCCAATTATAAGCAGGGAGTAAAGCAAGTTCTAAGCCCTTGTATCCAGCAACAACGCCGAACTCGGTTGTTGCAACTTCAGTAGTTACGCTATAAGCAGTGTCTGTGACTACTGAGAAATCAACAGCCGGAAAGCTTGGTCCTACAACTGCTTCTTTTTCTGCCGCCATTGCAACTGTAGAAATACAAGTTGCAAGTGCAATGCCGATAATAAGTTTCTTCATCATTTGTTTCTAATCTCCTTATTGTGAAGGCTTGTAGTCTTTAAGACAAGCAGCCTTCTTGATGGTATTTAGATAAATCAGAGTTTAGATGAGGTTTTAAACTCCGGATAAGCATTTACACCCAATTCTTCGATGTCACTACCATCATACTCTTCTTTGTCTGAAACACGAATACCCATTGTTTTCTTGATAATATAGATAACAATACTAGCAGCTACAAAGGTCCATCCAGCAATTGCTCCAATACCAATTATCTGGCCCAACAGTGTAGCACTAGAGTTAGTAAGTGTTACTGCTAGTACACCCCAAATACCTACTACACCGTGAACACTAATAGCACCCACTGGATCATCGATCTTTAGTTTGTCTAACATAATAATACTAATGTAAACTAGAACACCACCTACTGCACCAATTAACGTTGATACAAAAGCACTACCACTTAACGGGTCTGCTGTAATAGCAACAAGACCAGCAAGAGCACCGTTTAGTGCAAGTGTAATATCTGTTTTGCCAGTCAATAGTTTAGCAATAATCATAGTTGCAAGCAATCCACCAGCGGCTGCCATATTAGTATTAACAAAGATTTGTGCTACGGCATTAGCATCAGAAAGGGTACTAAGCCTCAACTGAGAACCACCGTTAAACCCAAACCAACCCATCCATAAGATCCAAGTGCCTAAACCCACTAAGATTAGATTTGACCCTTGAATGGCTCGTGGTTTGCCATCAGCGTCGTACTTACCTTTACGTGGGCCTAATTGTAGCACTACAGCTAATGCAGCTACACCACCAAACATATGAACAATACCAGATCCAGCAAAATCACTAAAGCCTACTTCACTCAACCAGCCACCACCCCAACTCCAATTACCTTGAACTGGATAGATGAAGCCTGTTACTACAACTGCAAATACTAGAAATGCCCATAGTTTCATTCGCTCTGCTACTGCACCACTAACAATACTCATTGCGGTAGCTACGAATACTAATTGAAAGAAAAAATCACTCATCTTAGAATAGTATGTATCTGGTGTTGCTGCTTTATGATCACCCGATACTAACATTTCTCCAGGTGTACCATACATAATATTATAACCCACCACAAGAAACATAATACATGCTACTGCATATAGAGCAAAGTTTTTCATTACAATTTCACTAGCATTTTTAGTACGAACCATACCAGCTTCTAGCATAGTAAAGCCTGCTGCCATCCACATAACCAGCACACCGCTGATTAGAAAATAGAATGTGTCTAGTGCATATGAGATTTCGGTCATACTGCATCCTCTCCTGTTTCGCCTGTTCGAACACGTACTACAGTTTCAATAGGTGTTACCCAGATTTTACCATCTCCAATTTTACCAGTGTTTAATTCCATTGATAGATATTCGATTAATTGATCAACAATATTGTCATTAACTACGATGTCTAGTTTTACTTTTGGTAAGAAGTCTACTGTATACTCTGCACCACGGTACATTTCAGTCTTACCATATTGTCGGCCATAACCTCGCACTTCTGATACAGTAATTCCGGTGATACTCATACCCTTCAGAACTTCCCTAACATCATCAAGTTTATAGGGCTTGATAATTGCTGTTACAAGTTTCATACTGCTTCCTTTCTTTTGTATATTCTATTGTAGGCTTCTAAGATGTCTTTGGATGTTTTATTAATATTTTCCTCCAACCATTCACATTTTTCTTCTTTGGCTTTCAACATATCTCCAAGACAGCCTGACAAGACACCCAAAGCGTAATGATCGCCATACTTTGAGATTTGTTCGACCCAATCTTCAACTTTCATAACAATCTCCTTTTTCATCATATAAATAGTATATACCATATTAGATGTATTGTCAATAGGAAAAACACATGGTTTCGAAAGTTTTTGATGAAATTTTAGCCCAAGGGATTCGAGCAGGCCAAATGCCTGCTAGGACTCAACAGTCTAGAGATTGGTTTAGAAATACTGCTACCCAGACCAAGGTTACTCCCGAATCTATAATCCGGGGTGAAAAGGCTAGATTTAAGAATCGTGTTATGATGGGTAAGATGTATCTATTTAATTATGATCCCAAACATAAAGACACTTTACCTTATTATGATAGATTCCCACTTATATTCCCAGTAGAAAAGACTGCTGATGGTTTCTATGGTATCAATATGCATTACTTACCGCATAAATTAAGGGCTGTATTAATGGATGCTTTATATAGTCTAAGTAAAGACAAACGGTATGATGAAAATACTAGATTACGATTAAGTTATGGTATACTGAATAGTGTAGCTAAATATAAAGCGTTTAGACCTACATTTAAGAGATATTTAACTAATCATGTACGATCACGTTTTATCGAGATTTCTTCTGCTGAATGGGACATTGCTCTTATGATGCCTCTACAGAAATTCGTAAAATCTACTTCTTCTAAAGTATGGGCAGATTCTAGAAAGATGGCAAAGGCTAAGAGATGAGTATAAATCTACAACGTTTCGTATCATCAATGAACGCACATCCGCCAGCATATGCGTCGGATTTTGAAGTACGTATATTTTGTAATATAGGAAGATCTGAAGATCTAACTTTAAGGGCAGAAAATGCAAGTCTTCCAGGCAGAAGTGTAGCTACTACAGAGTCTACTTTTGTAGGTCCGATGAGAAAGCTAGGCTATACTGCTATGTATTCGGAAGTAGCAATCACTTTCATACTAGGTGAAAGTTATATTGAAAAAGAGTTTTTTGATAAATGGATAGATGCGATTGTTGGTGATCACCGAGTTAAACATAGCCCTGGCGGTGAAA